AGGCTCTAACAGATGACTTTTCCTAAATTCATTTTCTGTTTTACATTGTAAAATTTAAAATAATTCAAAAATATAGTTTTTCACATTTTTTTAAAATTTTCTTTTTGAGACAGCCCCTGATTTAAATATTTAAAAATAGAGATAATTGAAATAAAGTATAAATATATTTAGAAGTTATACTTTATTCAGACAGGAAAATTTTCCTTCGGAAGTTTTCCAGCCGAGTATTTTTTCTAGATTTACATTCTGTGTAGACTGAATTATTCTTTTTTTAATATCAGGATTATTTTTTACAAGTTGTGCAAGAAGTTCCTTTGTTTCCCTTCTCTTACTGGAAGTTTTCCCTGCAGCAACAGTACAACCACAGTTCATAGGTAGTATTCCATTATTTCTAACCCATTTTATGATTGATTTTTCTTCAACATAAAATAACGGTCTTATGAGTTCAATATCAAAATTATCAGATTTAAGTCTTGGAAGCATTGTTTCAAATTTTCCCATATAGAACATGCTCATAAGTGTTGTTTCGACTACATCATCAAAATGATGTCCCAAGGCAAGTTTGTTACATCCAAGGGAAGTAGCCTTTGTATATAAGCTTCCCCTTCTCATTTTAGCACACATGTAGCATGGATAATCCTTTGCAATTTGTTCGGCAATTTCAAAAATATTATCATTATAGATTTCACACGGAATTTCTAGGTAATCAAGATTTTTTTTAAGATTCTGTAAATTTATATCATTAAAGCCAGGATTCATAGAAATAAATACAAGCTCGAAGTTAGTTTTACTTGCTCTTTTCAGTTCCTGAAAAAGCTTTGAAAGCAGAAGGCTGTCTTTTCCACCTGAAATTGCAATGGCTATTCTGTCTCCTTCCTCAACAAGTTCAAATTCCTTTAATGCACGTATAAAAGGTGACCAGAGCTCATTTCTATATTTTTTCTGAATGCTTCTTTCAATTTCTTTCAGAGGCTGAAGAGGTACTGTAGGCAGAACTGTTTCACATACTGCATTTCCAATCCCTGAAATTTTATTATCATTTATATTTTCCATTTTATTGTTTTCTCCTCATAGATTTCTAATTTATTTATTATATAATTGTTTTAAATATATTTCAAGGTAGGAATAAAAATGATATAATGATTTAGGTTAAAATAAATATTTAAAAAGGAAAATATAGAATGAGAAAAAATGGAGAAGAAACAAAAACAGTACTGGACGGAATAGAAATCATACAGAGAAATGATTTTCAGAACTTTACTCTTGATTCTGTCCTGCTTGGGGATTTTGTAAAAATAAACAGGAAAACAAAAAAAATACTTGATATAGGGACAGGATGTGGTATCATTTCCCTTATTCTGGCAAAAAAATCAAAAGCTCAAATAACTGGTATAGAACTTCAGACGGAAATGTCTGAACTGGCAGAAAGGAATGCAGAAAACAATAATTTTCAGAATCAGATCAGGATAGTAAATGAAGATATTAAGAATTATGACAGAATATTTAAAAAAGATGAGTTTGATGTGATAGTTACTAATCCGCCATATTTTGATTATGATGGAAATATTAATCAGATAAATGATTTGGAACAGATAAGCAGGGCAAGACACAATGTTGACATAACAATTGAAGAGATAATAAGAATATCCGCTTATCTGCTTAAAAACTACGGTTCTTTTTCAATGGTTTTTAGAAGTGACAGGCTGGTTGAAATACTTGGATTGCTTACAAAATATAATTTGGAGCCGAAACGGATGAAAAACTGCTATACAGGAAAAGGTAAAAACGCTAAGATATCTCTTGTTGAAGCGATAAAGGATGCAAAAAAAGGTTTTACAATTGAAGAAGCGATATATGTGTATGATGAAAACGGTGAAAAAACAGAATATATAAAGAAATTATATGGGAGGGATATTTAAAATGTTTGAATTGATAGGTTTTGTAATAGTGTTGCTATTATTGAGGTTTGTATTTAGAACTACGAAATTTTTTATAAAAATGGCGATTATAATTTATATTTTATTTATGGTAATCAAATACTGGGAAATATTTATGTCAAAATAATAATGAGAGATTATTAAAGAGATAAATATGAAAAACTTGTCTTAATAAAATTCTTAAGAAAAATTACGTGATTCGAAAAGTTTTTGTTGAAAAAAAGGAAAAAATAATGTAAAATAAACAGAGTAAGTTAGTTGCGAATGTGGTGGAATGGTAGACACGCTATCTTGAGGGGGTAGTGGCAGTAGCCGTATGGGTTCAAGTCCCATCATTCGCACCAAAAAAGCCCATATTCAAATACAGGCTAATTTAGTAATATCAACACTTCAATAGGTTGATATTTTTTTATTTTCACTTTTTTAATTAACATTCGGAACATCAGAAATAAATTATATCTATCTGTATCTTCCATATTTTCAAGTACTTCTTTTAAGATTTTTATATTATCAAGCTTTTCTTCGCTTATTGTTTTATCTTCTATTATTCTGTCAATATCGGCTATAGATTCTTCAAAGACTTGCTTTCTGCTTTTTAATTCTTCTAGTTTTTCATTTAACTCAAGTTCACTTATCAATTCTTTTGCAAATAATTCTAAATATTTAGTTCTTTCCCTGTCTATTTTCTTAATCTGCTTATCCAAATTTTCTTTATCTTTTAAATATTTTTCCAGTTTAGGCTTTTCATTTAAAAATTCCAATTCTTTTAAATTTAACAGTTTATGTATTATGAAATTCTCCGCTTTGTTTACAGAAATTGTTTTCTTACATTTCTCACATCTGTAATTAGTGTTATTTTTGAACATTTTACCACCGCAAGGACATTCTAGGATTCCTGTAAAAAGAAGTTTATTTTCAGAAGGCAATACACGTTGTTTAAATAGCATTTGCTGTTGCACTTCTTTAAAAACTTCATCGCTTATTATAGCTTCATGATTTCCCTTGAATATTGTTATTTCTTTATTTATTTTTACTTCGCCTGTATTGATATTATTTTCTTTTCTACCATACATCAAATTGCCAATGTAGAATTCGTTTTTTAAAATCCATTGTATTGATGCAGGTTTTCTTTTAAAGATTTTTGCTGTTTCACTGATACTTCTAGTAGATAAATAAGTATTGAATATGCTTATGACATCCTCTGAAGTTTCAGGATCTATTACAATGTTGTTTTGTTCATCTTTTTTATAACCGAGTGGAACTGTTCCACCTTGCCATATTCCAGCTTTTGCCCTTGCCCATTTATTTGATTTTATTCTCATTGATATTTGTTTTCTTTCATAGTCGGCTAATACTGCAAAGATTTGAAAGAATAACATTCCAGTAGGAGTTGTTGTATTTATTTCAGATTGTGAGATAGAAACAAATTTTATATTGCTTTTCTGTAATTCTAAAACAAAATTTAACATAGTCAGAGTTACACGGGATATACGGGAACTTTCATAAACTACAAGTACATCGAAAGATTTTTTTTGTATTTCTTTCTGTAGTTTAAGAAAGCCTTCACGATTGTCATTTCCTCCACTTTCTACATCCTGTATAATTTCTTTTAATTTATATCCGTTCATTTTACAAAAATCTTCGCATTTTCTTATTTGAAATTCAAGTGAACGTCCTTCTTCCTGCATTTCAGTACTAACTCTGGCATATATAATTGCTTTCATTTATGCTCTCCTTTTATCTTGTTCCGCCTTGATTTTATATAAAAGTTTTAATATTTTTTCTTTATTTTTCATATTTATCTCCCCTTTTTTAAGCAATTTTCAGTCCTGAATCTTCTGCAACTGAGATTGCTTCTTCTAATATCTTTTTTCTTATTTTAGAAAATTTTGTGACTAATGTTTTAATATACATCTTGTCTTTTTTATTAAGTTTCAATTTTTCTGAGTAGATGCAATCTCTTATTGTGTCATAGCAAGCAATTATTCTGAAAGCTAAAGTAAAAGCTTCTGTTATCTCTTTGCAAGGATTTTTGATATATTTACCAAACTGTTTTATCAAATCCCTGTAAAATAATGCATGAGTTAATTCAAAAACCTTTATAACTTTTTCATTTTTTAAAGGTTCTTTATCTTCTATTCTAAAAAGTCTTTCTAATGCACCATCAGTCCTATTGATTATTTCAGTCCATTCAGGAAATCCATAACTCAATAATTCATGATTTATATGCTTAACTTTCCCATTTTCAAGCTGTCTTTTTATTTTAAATTCCAGCATAAACACCTTCATGACTGTATGTAATGCATAATTTAAAATATAATAGCTGTAATTTTCTTCAATTGTTTCTTCAATTATTTTTTTCTCTTCAGCAGATAATTTAATTTTTTTTACTTTCAACTTCCTAGCCATCTTTTCCCTCCATCAATTTTAACAGTTCAGGATTCTGATATTTGTTTCCAATTACCCACTGACCATCCATAATTATATTTTCCTTTTTGACAATTGGTATTTCATTCTTTTTAATCAGTTCCTGTGTTAATGACTTACATTCACTGATTTCATAATCATCATTTTCAAGAGTATAGCCGTCAATAATTTTAAATCCTTTCAGCATACAGTCATAGTCCCTCTCACTGTCTCCAAATCCAATCAATTGTAAGAAAGTACCATTTTCATTTGAAGATAACAGTATATCTCCCTCAAATATCATTTTTCCTTTGCTATCTGTGCAATCTGTATACTGCATTAATTCTACATCTTCAAAAATCATTCTTCTTAAAAGATATGCATCAATAATTTCATTTTTTTCAAGATATTGCATTGATTTATCTGTAAAATCCATTGTTTCAACATTTACCATTTTATTTTCTTCTTTGAGCCAAGCTCTAAACTTTATTTCTCTACTCATTATTATCCCTCTTTTCGTGCCATTCAAGGCTTTTCTTTTTCATGTATTCAGCATATCCCAATGCTTCTGCTTCTGTTTTAAAGTAATTTCCATTCTCATATTTTTTGTTACTAGCATCGGTATAGCCATCTATATACCAAGTTATTCCGAAAGGTTCATTTATGCAATAATAAACTCCACCATGTTCTGCTCTCCATCTCTTCGAAAACCCGTATTTTTCGTTGATATTTCTTACTTTTACTTCAATCTCTCTTTTTTCATCTTCTGTACATAAATTAATTAAATTATCTTTTTCTTTATCATACCCTCTTATATTCAATATACATTCAGGATAACTATAATTTGGATAACTAATTGAAGAAACCCCTATACCTTTATCTTCAAATGTACCTCTTTTTAAAATATCTTCATTTTGCTTTATAATTTTCCATGCCCATTTATCCCAAATAGGCATAAATGCAATCTCAAGTACTGTTTCTTTTTCCATTTTTATTCCTCCTCTTCCTTGATTTTTTCTAAAATTTCCTGATATTCTTTTATATATTTTTCTTTACTTTTTATTAACCATTCAGTATTTTTATTATCTTTCAACTCTAAAATTTCTTCTTTCAAAGAATTAATATTATAATTTATATCTTCTATTAATTCGTTTAAGTTCTCGTATTCTTTTACTTCATCTTCTTTAAATTCGTTCCCATCATCATCATAATAAACTGTAATAGTTTCTTCTGTCAGACTATCCTTACTTGTTATTTCCCCATTTACCAAATAAAATGATTCATTTTCATTAATGTATTCTCCTGTAAAGTCATCTTCTACATATTTACGCATTCCTATTCCTCCTCTTTTCCTTCCAGCCAGTTTAGAAAATCAAACTGACCTCTTAAATAATGCCACTGTTTAGTATTTATTTCCGTATAAGCTATCTTTTTTTCAAGCTCATACCTTTTATCTTCAAGTTCTTTTTTATTTTTCATATTCTATTTCTCCAGTATTACTTCAAGCAAAGTAATTTCAATATTTAATTTTTCTATTTCCTGTATAATTTCTTTTTCAACATCATAAGATTTCGCTCTTTTCTTTTTAGATATAAGATTTATAAGTTCTTCTTTCTGTTTTATATATATTGATTCTATCTGTTCTTTGTTTAGCATCTATCCTCCAAATTCAACTTTTATTTTTCCTATCTCTTCTTTGATTTCTTCCAGTTCTTTTTCTTCCTTGAGTAAAAGAGCATTAAGCAAATCAAAGATTAAATTCATTGATTCTGTATCCTGAAACACAAAATCATTTCCAATGTAGCAATTTTCATGCTTTTCTCCAACTCTTATTATTATTTGAGTTGGAGAAGTCATGTTTGTAGCCTTTTTCCTATTTAGGTTCCGTTCTATCTTTTCTTTATCTCCAAATAGGCTATCTATTTTTTCTTTTTCTTTTTGTGTCATAATACCTCCTAAGGCAATCCAACAGCTTCAAGCCAGTCATAATACCCTTCTCTAATTCCTTCTCTTTCGTAAGGTGTGTAGCTCAAATAATTTGCAATATTGTCCAAGCCTTTTTCTTGTTTTGCTGTTATATATTTTCTTGATTTGAAAAAATCTTCAATATTTTTTACAAAGTTAAGAAAAGTGATCGCCTGTTTTTTTGAATCAGCATTTTTTATATTTTTTTTTATATTTTGAATTGTTTTTTTTACATCAAAAGGGAAAATCATCCTCCAAATCTTCCTCGCTTCTGACATTACTTCTTACATTTTTGTTATTTTCTTCGCTCTTAGCACTGTCTACAAATTCGAACTTGTCTACAACTACTTCAAAGGTGTTCACTCTTTGCCCCTCTTTGTTATTGTAACTTCCAGTTTGTATTCTGCCTACAATCGCTATTCTTTTTCCTTTACTCAAGTACTCCGCTATTGTCTCAGCTGTTTTTCCAAATGCCAAACAATTGATAAAATCTGTTTCATCTCTTTTAAAATCTCTTGGAACAGCTATTGAGAACTTGCTGAAAGCTGTCCCGTTATTTGAGTATTGCAGTTCAGGGTCTCTTGTTAGTCTTCCCATTAATATAACGTTATTCATGCTAAGCACCTTCTTTTTCTAATTTTTTAATATTGTTAGCTAATTCGCTGACTTGTTCATTAGTCAACTCCTCAACATCTAAAACTGTGACACCTAATAAGAATTTATCTATGTCCTTTTGATATTTTGTTGTCATTTTCGCTATATATTTTAATCCACGTTCTCTTCTTTCATCTGAACTTAGTTTCTTAACAATTGGCTTATTAATCTCTGTTTTTTCTTTATCAATAGTGGCATTTATAGCATCATCTTCCACTATTTCAAGAGCATTACAATAACAATATCTTTTTAAATAAGTGTGTGTACTACCTATCATTTGTAGTCCATTCTGTCCTTTAAGGACTATTTCGGCTTTTGGAGTTGTGAATGTTACTTGTTCATCTATTTTTTCGGCATTAATTATTGTTAAAATGCCCTCATTTTCTAATAAATCAAATTTAGAAAATAATTTTAATTTATTGAAAATCTTATTTATTTCAGGTAGAAAATCCTTAAGTTCAAAATACTTGAAATCTGCGAACTTATTATACCCTCCCATTTTCAGATTCATTTCCTGCAATTCAACTCTTGCAGCTTGTATTTTTTCAAATATATTCATTCAAATAAACCTCCATTTTTATAGTATTTATACATTTCGTTCATTTGTTGCTCGCTGTATCTGTCATTTTCCTCTTTCAATTCTCTGTTGAGTTCCTGGAGCTTTTCTGCTGTATTTTTCAGAAATTCAACTTCTTTATTGTTCTTTTCAATTATCTTAAATTCAAATCCTTGATACATCTTATTCCTCCTCACTGGTAATCAACTTATTAGTTGACTGTTTATTTTTGAAATTCTGCCAATGTTTTCTTCCAGCCATCTCTGTAATATCTCATTGACTTTAGCACCTTTTTTACTGTTTCCTCTTCGGAAGTTCCTAGAAAGGATATTATTTCATCCTGTATTTCCTCTATTTCTTCTTTTAGTTCAAGTATTTTGTCTATTTTCTCCATTCCTGCTCCTATTTTTTCAGTGACCAATTTTCTTTTTTAGCTGTCTCAAGTACATGATAGACTTCAGACACGCTAATTTTACATCTTGTTGCAATAAGCTTTGTCTCATAAGGCAATAGGCAACTGTTCCTCAAGTAAGCTATTGAGAGACTTAAGTCATTCAAAGTCTCAAGGAAAACGTTCTGCAAATTTTCAACCATTTTCCACCACCTACTCCCATGTTTTTCTATCAAATGCCTTGCCAAAATATAAGCAAGTTGCAGATATAGCCATTAAAATTATCGCTGTGAATAAGTTACCAGCTCCGCCTGTTGCAAATAATGCCGCCATTCCTATTCCTGAAAGTATTTTTCTCATTTTATTCACCTACTTCTCTTATTTTTTCTTGCAGAATTTCAAATGCTTTTTCAACATTTTCATCCACTTTATAATTAAAAACTATTTCATCATCAGCATACCTTGCTGACTTGTTTTCTCTTTTTCTTTTAAAAATTCTTATCCAAAACCCATTTTCTGCAAATTCTATTGTTAAAGAAACTTGTTTATTCTGTTCTCTGACTCCTATAAATTTTTCAAATATTTCTTTTTCTTTATTCATAATTTCCTCCTAAGCTATTTTTTTGCTTGTATAAGTCACAAGCTCTATTCTATAATTTTCTTCGTACCAGTCAATTCCTCCGCCTTCTTCCTCGTATGGAATTGAGTCATAAATTTCTTCCTCGCGTTCTTCTGAGAAGTTCTCAACGCAAGATTTGAAACATTCTATTTCTTCTTCAGAATACCCATCTTCTTTCAATTCTGCTAAGAAGTTATTTAATTGTTCTTCTGAATACTCTATTTCATAGTTATCATTGACTGGGAACTCATTTTCATTCAGCCAGTCATGTGCTATGTATTTCATTTCTTGTTTTTCTTTTTCTGTCATTTTCTCACTCCTTTTTTAAACAACATTGTAAACCATAGTTTACATAAAAGTCTTAAAAAATGTAAATGGATTTTCATTTACAAAAACAGTATAGCACAATTGGAAACTGAAGTCAACTTATTTTTTAAAAAAATTATAATTTTGTTGACAAAAGTTTCCAAAAATAAGATATAATTATATCAATAAGAGAGGTGCGATATGAATAAAATAGAAGAAAGAAAAAAAGATATAGCAAAATTAGGAAAAATATTAAAAGAAAGAAGAAATATCAAAAACTTATCTCTGAGAAAAGTAGAAGACTATTTTTCAAAAAAAGGTGTTCAACTTACACATACAAGTATTAAAAAAATAGAAGAAGGGAAAATACATAATTTAGATATTAGATATCTTAAAGGATTTGTTGAGCTTTATAATTTGAATTTTAACGAAGTTTTTGAATTAGCAGGGATTGATTTAAAAGAATTATCAAGATTGATGAAATTAAAAGAAGATAATAACACAAGAAGAATAATTTTATATGGACAGGCAAGTGCTGGAAATGGCTTTTTAAATTTAGATGTAGAAATAGGAAATTTTTTAATTCCTGAAGGAGATTACAGAGATGGTTACTTTGGTGTCAAAGTTGTAGGGAAAAGCATGGTAGGAGATGACGGGAATATTCCGGATGGTTCTGTAGCACTTATTAATCCTAATTTTGGTGAATTGATAAAAAATAAAATTTATGTATTTACTTATAAAGAAGAAACGTTTATCAAGCAACTTATTTATGACAAACAAAATATAATGCGTCTGCACTCATTTAATAAAGACTATGAAGATATTATTGTTTTAGAAAAAGAGAAATTGTTTTGCAATGGTAGAGTTGTAAAAATATATTTTGACCAAGAATTGTAAAAATATATTATAAAAGGAGAGATTTTTTATGGAGTTTAAAGAAAAAATTGATGAGCATGAAATATTTGCCAGAAGAAAAATAGGGAAAATAAAACTGTAGTTTGGTCGAAAAATTAGAAGGAGAATTTATGGGCAAAAAAGAAAAAGAGTATGAAAAAGTTAACAAAAAAAATGAAGAGCAGCAAATCATTAAGTGGCATAAAAGAATAAGTAAAAAAAACGATGGAATCTTCTATATAAAAGCGTTCAAAGGGGCGTTGTATGTTATAAATATCTGTATAATTTGTTTAAAATATGAAAATATAGATGTTTTTATAACATCACTTTTAATCACTTTTATCAGTTTTGGTGTTAATTTTATTGAAAAATTTAGGGACAAAAAATATGAAGAAAGTATTTATACAAAAATAGGATTCGTATACCCAATGATGTCAATCTTATTGTTGACAATATTGCAAATTGTAGGTATAATACAACTAACAAAACTTTCAAAAGAGGTATGGCAAATTATAGCTTATGTTATAACAATATCTTTATATGCATTCGTTTTCTTTGATTTTGGTTTTATGCCATATCCAAATAAAAAAGGAGCTAAAAAGCGATGATATTAACAGGAATAATTATTTTTTTATTTTCTTTTGTTTTAGGAAAAATAGGAAAATTTTTTGTTATAAAAAAAGTTTATAAAATAAAAAAATTTGATTTAATTTCTTTTTTGATTGCGTTTGTTTTATGGGAGCCTCTTATAATGTTAGTTTGCTATATGTTGTCGATTGATTTTAAAAAAAATAAAGAAGAACGTATAAGAGAATTAACTGTTCTGAACCAATTTACAGAAAATACAAAATATGAATTGGCGAGTATAATATTTAAACCTCAATATTTGTATTTTATGTTCGAAGGTGCAAAAGATGAAATAACGAAAGATATGTATGATTTGTGTTTAAAAATTAAAAAAAATAGAAAAAATAGAAAAAAAATATTATTACAACAGATAAAAAGAGAAACTAACTTTAGAATAAATAATTTAAATTTGCAAAGAGCCTAATGGCTCTTTTTTCTTTGATTTTTTTTCAAATGAGGAAATGAAAGCAAAATCTTTTTTTATTTCCAATTTTAGTTGACTTCAGTTTCCAATTGTGGTAATATTAAACTGAGGTGATAAAGATGGAGTATAATGACTTTGTAGTTATAATGAAGAAGAAAAAGTTAAAATTCAAAGATATATTAAATAAAATACCTGATTCCAGAGGTGGATATTATTCTACAAAAGCAGGGTTATGGAAGGCAATGAACGTGAGTGAGAACAAGATTGAAAATTGCAAAAACATAGTCTCTTTTTTAATGGAGAAGATGTAAATTTTGGTTTACAATATTTAAACTGCGAGAGAAGTAACTCGTTAAAACTTGCTGGCACAGACTCCTAATAATTTATATTGTTTATCTTTCTTCCATTTGTGATTTTTTCCTAGTGCCAGTTGTTATGGACAGTTGCCTGAAAGGTTAAAGGAGCAGTTTGCTAAACTGTGAGCGGTTACACGCTTTACCGGTTCGAGTCCGATACTGTCCGCCAATATGGACTATTTCTGCTGGAGAAAAAGTCAGTTCGATTCTGACATAGTCCAATCATATATGATAGCAGAGTTCCAGTAAAGGAACACTTGCAGACTCGAGACAATGCTTTAAAAAGTGTGAATTGAGGGAATTCTGCTAATAAAAAAATCGGACAAAAGTCCGATTCATATAGGTTTTATAATTTAATTTATGTGTTAATTATAGCATATTAGCATATTAAAAGCAAGTAAACAAAGAAAAGAGGGAATAAAATGGCAAAAAAATATTTTTGGTTGAAATTAAAAGAGGATTTTTTTGATAAAAGGGTAATAAAAAAATTAAGAAAAATTGCTGGTGGAGATACATATACAATTATTTATTTAAAATTGCAACTCTTGGCAATGAAAAACGATGGAAAATTATTTTTTGAGGGAGTAGAGGAAAATTTTGCTGAGGAAATGGCTCTTGAATTAGATGAAGATGCAGAAAATGTAAAAATTACTTTGATGTATTTAGAAAAAAATAATCTGATAGAAACTTTATCAGAAAAAGAATTTTTACTTCCAGAAGTTATTGAGTCAACAGGAAGTGAAAGTTCAGCAGCTGCAAGGGTTAGAAAACATAGAGAGAATAAAAAAGCGTTACAATGTAACACTGATGTAACAGAGTGTAACAAAAACGTTACCCTAGAGAAAGAGAAAGAGATAGATAAAGATATAGATGATGATAGATTAAATAATAAATATATTGATTATAAAAAAACTCTAGCTGATGAAATGATAATTGAAATGAAAAAAATAATACCGAATCAACCAATCAATCAGATTGAAATTATTTTGATGTCAGTTTTTTCTCAAATGATTAAATCTGTTAATCATTTTGGGAAAGAGAAAATAATTAAGGCTTTGAAATACATAACTGGCAATGACTATTTAAAAACAAGTGCCAACAGGAATCCTGGACTTTTCTTTAAAAAGTTCTTTGATATTGAAAATATATACAAGATTCAAGCTGGGACTTATGAAGAATATGAAAAAAAAGAAATGCTTAACTTAAAAACGGATGAGCAGATAGCAAAGGAGTATGATTTCAGTGAATTCGACAACGGATAATAATCCAACTTTAGAGTATCAAATAATCGGAAGACTTCTGACTTTTCCTCAGGAAATGCAGGAAGCTTTGGACATAGGACTTAAGAAAATAAATTTTTCAGATAAAGAGTTGGGAAATCTCTTTGAAGAAATGGCGGATAAATTTCTCGAAAAGGGTAGCTTTGATATAGCAGAACTGAACTGGGAAATAGATAGTCTGCTAGATATGATTGATAATCATGAAATAGTTGTGATAAGTACGGCAGTTCAGAAACTTATCAATATTTCAAAAGAAAATTTTTTAACCAAAGAAACTGAAAAAATTTTAATGAGTTCTGAAAACCTTGATAAAAAGCTTGAAAAAATTCTTAAAGTGATTGAAAAAGTTGAAAATTCAGGAGATTCAAAAAATAGGGAATATGACATAAAAGACCTGATTAATGAGTGGTATCAGGAGCTTGGGAAAAAAGAAAACATCGTTAATTTCCCTTTTTCAGAAATAAACGAAATATTTAATCTAGAAAAAGGAAGTCTTGTAACAGTAGGGGCAAGACCATCAATGGGTAAGACGGCTTTCGGGTTAAATGTTGTTTATCGTGTAGCGAAAGAAAAGCCAGCACTGTATATAAATCTTGAGATGAGCAGAAAGCAGATAATAAATCGTCTTGCTGCAATAAATTCAGGTGTTGAATACAGAAAAATCGAAAGAAAAACTGGAAGTGATGAAGAATTAACTAGAATTAATATGGCTATGAGTTACTTAAATGACATGAATTTAAAAATTTTAGACATAGAAAATCCTGACTTCAAGAGAATTGTTAATCAGATCCGAAGACTTCATCAGAGAAAAAAATTTGATGTTATCGTAATAGATTATCTTACACTAATGCAGTCTTACGGACATCAGAATAAAAACCTTGAGGTTGAATATATGTCGAACAGATTAAAACTTTTAGCTAAAGAACTGGACACTTGCATTATCATTCTAGCTCAGCTCAATAGAGGAGTTGAGGCAAGGACTGATAAAAGACCTATACTTTCAGATTTAAGAGATTCAGGTGGAATAGAACAGGCAAGTAACGTTGTAGCTTTTCTTCATAGAGAAGACTATTACGACAAGGAAAAGAAAAATATTGTTAATTCCGAAGTTGAATTTATAGTCAGAAAAAATAGAAGTGGGGAGCTAGGAACAGTGCATTTAGGATTTCATCTGCCGACTCAAAGAATGGCAGAAAAAAGGAGAGGATAAAACATGAAAACTAAATATCAGATTATAACTGAACTGGAAGACAGAAATATCGAAATTGATAGAGAAATAGACAAACTAATTCAGGAAAAACTGAACAACAAGGAGAAAATAGAACAGTTGAGCAGTTTTAATAAGGGATAAAATGGCAAAGAAAAGCAAAAAGCAATTAGTTTTGGATGAACTGAAACAATTTGTGAAAGATTCATTTAACAATTTTGACTTCATGATAAGTCCTGATGACTTTGCTTTGAAATTCATAACAATCAAAAAACAAAGTAAACATTTAAGATTTATCAGCGATGAAAATATTATTTTTTCTGAAATATTGGAAAATCTAGGCAAGGATTTTCTAAACGAGATGGTATATTTTCAAATGATACTGAAAAGAATGAATCATGTCTTTCAGAAAATAAAAGATACAACATACCTTTTCAGGAGTGACTTCATAAGTTCTGATGTTATAGAAAAGGCTAAAAATCTTTATTACAGCTACAACGAAGATGTTAAAAAATTTGATGACATTTTCGGAGCTTATTTATCTCTGTATGCTTTAGCAAAGAAAAATCAGGAACTTATAGAATACAGAGATGAAAAAGGAAAACAGATTGAAGAAATGTACAAAAACGATAATCTTTTAATTCACAAGTCGATTGTTGTTTTTGAAAAAACTGAAAAAATAATTGCAGACAAAATTTGGAACGGAACTTTAGACTGGAATTGGAGAGGAGAAAATGGGGAAATATTGGACTACAGGAGAAATAGAAGATTTGAGGATTCTCAAAACAATTGAAGGGCTTACTAATAAAGAAATTAGCAATATTTTAGAGAGAACGGAAGCATCGATTTTCTCTAAAACTAAAAAATGTAAATTGTTAAAATTTGAAAACTGGACAAAACAAAGTGATGAATTGCTTGAAAAACTTGTTTTTAATACATATCGAAAAATAGAAGAAATTGCTAGGAAATTAGGGAGGACAGAATTAGCAGCAAAAACAAGAATGAAAGAGTTATTTGGAAGCAGCAGCATACAAAAACTTAGAAATTTAAGTTTTTTGAATAACTCTGAAACCAGGTTTATGGAAAGTGAAATAGAGTTTCTGAAAAAAAATTATTATAAAAAAGGTGCAAAAGAATGTGCAAAAATTTTAAAAAGAACAAGTCAATCTATAGTAAAAAAAGTATACAAATTAAAAAAACATGGAGTTGAATTTGAGGAGCAATTTATTCCGAGATTTAATGGAAATATGCGGGGATATGTGATTTATTCGAGCAAAACTGGGAAAATAATAAAAAGATATAACACTCTTGAGGAATGGGCGAGGGAATAGATTAATGAGAATAAAAATCTATTTCATGGAAATAATAGATATGTATGGACAGAAACATCAGATAAAGTCAGATAACTATGAAAAGATATGGGCATTTGTTAAGAGGCACAAGGGAGCGATTAAAGGACTGCATTCAGGTAGTAAAACGGTTTCGGAAAAGAAATTCGAGGAAATACAAAAAGAAGAAAATTTTAAATAGGAGGGTTAATGAAGAAAGTTCTAAATAACATAACAAAAAATTTTTATTCTGATGAATGGTATACAGATGTTGGAACAGTTGACAAAATGATTGAATTACTAGATCCAGACCCAAATTCTAGAATAATCTGCCCTTTTGACACTGAGAAATCAATTTTTGTAAAAAGATTAAAAGAATTGGGGCATACGGTTATATATAATATTTTTGATTTTATTGAAAATGATGCATATGATTTTGATTACATTATTACCAACCCTCCATTTTCTATAAAGAATCAAGTAATTTCTAAATGCCTCAAGAGTAATAAAAGAGCATGTCTTGTACTTCCTATTGATTCACTTGGTGGAGTTAAAAGGCATAGTCTATATAGAGAGTACGGGATAAAACCTTTAGTTTATATCCCAACTAAAAGAGTAAACTATTTTGATGAAAAATGGGACAAAAAAGAAGGAAGTAATTTTCATAGTATTTTTCTTATTTTAGATAAAAAAAATATAAAATCAGAAATAATTTTTGAATTTGAAGAAGAAAAAATAAAACAATTAAATTTATTTTAGGAGGAATAATGGGAATAAAATTCTTAGGAACAGTAGAAATCAAAGAAAATATGACAACAGAAGAATTAGATAAAAAAATATCTGAAATTATTAAGGATTTTCAGAATGGCATTGATAAAAAACAACAAGAGTTGAGTAGCGAGGACAATGTTAAAAGTCCTAAACACTACAAACTTGAGGGCTTAAATGTTGAAAGTATAGAAGTCATTAAATCCATTCTTGGAAAAGAGGGGTTCAAGGCTTTTTGTAAAGGAAATACAATGAAATATTTAATCAGAGCAGAAAAGAAAAATGGAACTGAAGACTACAGGAAAGCAAAAACATACTTAGATTGGTTTTTGAAAGAGTGTGAAGAGCATGATTAAGCTTGAATTACCAGTTTACTGGCAGACTAGAAAGAATAAAATAACTCTAATGAGCCTAAACTGGTACAGGAATGAGAACGAACATGTAAAAAATAAAATTAAGCATGAATATCATGACCTAATAAGATTGAAACTTTTAAAAAACAAAGAAAAAATAAAAGGTAAATATCAGGTCCGATACCGTTATTTCTACAAAAACTCAGGAAGTGACCTCGAAAATGTAGCTTCAGTAATTGGAAAATTTATGAACGATGCATTAAAGGAACTGGGGATAATTGTAGATGACAGTGTTAAATATTTAGTCAATAGTCAACTGATAGTTGATAGTTGCGATAAGAAAAATCCTAGAATGGAAATAGAAGTGGAGGAAATAGAATAATGGAACGTTGGAATAAATTAGTTGGAATGGTAAAAGAATTTTATATAGCATTCGGACAACAGGAGTTTTTAGAAAAGGAAATGACTGTTGATAGAATGAAGTTAAGAGAGAAAATGTTTAAAGAAGAACAGACAGAATATGAAGATGCAGAAAAACAAAATGATATAGTTGAAAAATTAGATGCTGTATGTGATATGTACTACATACACATAGGAACATTGCTGGAACAGAATAGAGGAGATGTTGAAAAAGTTGTATCAAAAATATTTTTTTTAGAGGATGAAAGAACTAGAAAAATATTTAATTGGGAAGTGGAAAATGGTTTTGACAAGATTTTGATTCAAGCCTTTGAAGAAGTTCACAGAAGTAATATGAGTAAACTGGATGAAAATGGGAAACCAATATACAGGGAAGATGGAAAAATAACAAAAGGACCGAATTTTTTTCCACCAAATTTAAAACAGTTTCTTTAAGGAGGAAATATGCAAATATACGAAAGTTGTACAGGGAATATATACATAGTGGAAGATGGATATAATCAAGGTAGATGTTCTATTTGTGGAGATACAGATAATTATCTCGGAAGTTACAGAAAAGGGAACGTTCAGAGTATTTCAGAAGTTCTGATTGATTTACTGCTTGAATATAACGAGAAATATGTAAAAGAGATTTTTAAAGAAATATGTGAAGTTGAAAAAATAACTGAGAAGCAGAAAAAGGAAATAAATGAATTTATGGTAAAAGAGTTCAGGGAAAAAATAAAAAAAATTTTATAAAGTTGTTACAAAAAATGCAACAACCACACAAGGACAATGGCAATTTAATAACTGTGAATTAATCTCTGATACCTGAAAATATTGAGGAGTTTATAGAGTACCAAAAATAAATAAAAAGGAGAAAATGATATGAATGAACTAACAATAAAAAACATTAAAGAAACTATAACAAGTTTAGAATTATTGAAAAAAATAAATAAATTGAGAAAAGAAGAGGGAGTAAGAAAAGAATTAAGACACGACACCCTTTTAAGTATTATTAGAAAAGAATTTTATTTAGAAATTAACGCCCAAAAAATATTGGAGGTTAAATATATAGACAAAAAGGGAGAAAAACGACCAATGTTTATTTTAACATTGAAACAAGCATTAAGAGTTTTAACTAAAGAAAGCAGATTTGTAAGAGGAAAAGTATTTGAATATATTGAAAAACTGGAAAAACAGAACGAGCAATTAAAAATGATGTTGCTGAATAGACAAAATAGTGAATGGCTACTGACAAGACAGGAAGGAAAACTCACAAGAAGGAGAGAGACTGACAGGATTGCGGAACTTATACCATATGCAGAATCACAGGGAAGTAAAAATGCGGACAAACTGTATGTGGTTTATTCAAAGCTGGTAAATAAACTGGCTGGAATTAAAGGCGGAATGAGGGAGAGTGTTAATGTCGAAACTTTATTGCATATCAAAAAGCTTGAAGATTTATTTTCTGAGATTATAGCTGAAAGAATGAAAGATAAGGTATTTTATAAGGAAATTTATTCAGAATGTAAAGAACTAGGCTCACAACTAATGCAATTCATGAAGCTGGATATAAAAGCTTTGACTGTGAGAAAAGCTGTTTAGAATATTTTTTTAAAAAATATGTTGACAACGTTACGTAAGTATGGTAGTATTATTACGTAACGTAATAGGAGGAAACATGACTAAAAGGATTCTAAAAATTTCTTTTGGAAAAAGTGGTTCTGGCGGAATTACTACTAAATTATCAATACCTAAAAGTGTACTTGATAAAATGGGAGTTACTTCAGAAGAAAGAGAAGTAGAGTTTGAATACAACGAAACTTCTAAAGAAATCACGATAAGAAAGAAATAAAAAATCCCCCAAACCTATTACGATTCAGGGGATATACAGTACAATAAGTACCTAACCAACCTTATTATACTGTATAAACTCCAAAAAATCAATATTTTCAGGAGGAAAAAACATGACATTTAAGGAAGAACTAGGCTTTGAAATTACAAAGGTATTTTTCAATGATTACAATGAGGAG